CAAACAAGGTTTGTGGACGTTATGAAATCTATCAGCCATTGCTGCGGTGTAGAGGAGACAGGCGTTGATGACAACACAGGAGAGACCAAGACCAAGAAGCGCAAGATATACGACACGACCATACAGAAAGCCAAGGAGATGTGCGAGACATTCAAGGGGTTCAACCTCAGTGGTAGCGAAGAGCTGGAAGAGGCTCGAGCATCATTGGAGAAAGCCCTAGACGGTGTAGACGCAACAGCGATTCGTGAAAGCGATGCCATTCGTTCAGCCGTGAAGGATGATGTGGACAGTATCTTGTCCAAGTTCGGTAGCTTTCAGTGCGTTTGAAAGCGGCAGTAAGTACTTTTATCAAGAAACCTCAGTAAAGAAAGTTTAATATCATGTCTAAAGTTCAGTTTGTAAACACAGTGTCCATCAACGAATTGCGTAAAGTGATTCCCCTAATAGGCACAGAACTCACGCCTGTCATACAGAGCGAACCCGGTTGTGGCAAGACCTCCCTGCTAACTATGATAGCCGTAGACAACGGTGACAAGTGGCGCAGTCCGAAGGATGGCACAGGCATTGACGGTGACAAGTACGACTATGTGTATGTGGATTGTCCAGTGAAGGATATGTCAGACATCGGTATGACTATTCCCAACCATGCGTCCAAGACCCTTGAGTACTATGTGTCCGAGTTGTTCGCCTTGAACACAGGCAAGCCAAAGGTCATCTTGCTTGACGAGTTCATGAAGTCACCGAAGTTGCTGCAAGTAATCTTTACCCGACTCATGCTAGAGCGGATGGTAGGTGATGTGGCACTACCCGAGAAGGATGGCTTGAAGTCCGTGGTGTTTGCGACATCTAACAATGCGAGCGATGGCGTGGGCGACTCAATGCTTGCCCATGCGGGTAATCGTGTATGTGTGATGCGTATGGCAAAGCCAACGGTGGATGAGTGGTTGCAGTGGGCGGGTGAGAACGGTATCTCTCGTGTGATTCGTGCGGGCGTATCGATGTTCCCTCGTTGCATGAAGTCATACACGGAAGGCGACCAAGCAGATAACCCATACATCTTCAAACCATCAATGACGAGTCTCTCATTCGTAAGCCCTCGTTCCTTGGCGAAGTGCGATGTGATTGTCAAGAACCGTGATGAGATTGGTGAGAACGCAACACGAGTTGCATTGTCGGGTACGGTGGGTGCGTCCTTTGCGGGCGACTTGGCTGCGTTTTTAACGCTAGAGAAATCATTGGTTGATGTCAAGACTATCTGTAAGGACCCAGATGGTGTTGAGTTACCAAGAGACATCAGCGCCCAGTTGATGATTATGTTTCAGGCAGTAGATACATTGGCGACACAGGATGAACTGACCAAGTTCATGACGTTCGTTGAGCGTATCCCATCGTCCGAAGTACAGGGTGTGTTCTTCACGATGATGATGCGTAACGCCAAATCAATCCGCTTGGCGCGTAACAACGTGAAGATTGCTGAGTGGGCTAAGAACAACCACGAGTTGTTCTGATTTAAGTACCACGGTGACGTGGGATTCTATTTAACCAAGGAGAAAGCAAATGACTAAAGAAAGACAAGAGACACGCGTCAAGCGTGGGCATATCGCATTGATGAAGCACTCTGAGACTGCGCTGTACTCGGGCGTAATGCTCATGGGTACGACTGCTGTCGAGGATGGGATTTCTACGGCATACACCGATGGGGTCAACAAGAAGTATGGGCGGCAGTTCCTCGAGGGTATCACTGAAGAACCCAAGGTGCGTGGGCTCATCCTCCATGAGAATCTTCACGTAGCTTTGAAGCAGGTGATGTACGGCAAGGCGATGTTCAAGGAGAGTCCAAAGATGGCGAACCTAGCTGCTGACTTTGTTGTCAACGACATCATTGTGAATATCACAGGGACTATCGGCGGCTCGACTGAGCGAGTAGTTCAGTTGCCCGATGGCGGGGTGTATGACGAGATGTTTCATAACTGGAGCATGAGGGAAGTGTTTAACTATCTAAAGAAGAACGCCAAGCCCAAGGACAAACCAAAGGGCAAGGGCGGTCAGAAGGGTGGGCAAAGTAACGAACCACCCGAGGGTGGGACGCAAGATAGTGATGATGGTACTGAGTGGGAATCGGTTGAAGTCAACGGCAAGACCTATGACCTTTCTAACTCAGACGAACATGACTTTGACCTGAGCGATGTATCGCATGAGAAGTTGAAGGACATGAACGATGCGATTGACAGAGCGTTGCGTGAGGGTGGGATGTTGGCGGGGCGCATGGGTGCGAAGATGCCTCGTGCTATCTCTGACTTGCTCGAACCTAAGATTGATTGGAAGGAAGTGCTACGCGAGTTTGTTTCTTCAACCATGAGAGGCAAAGATGAGTTCACATGGCGGCGTATGAACAAGCGTCACTTGGCTAATGATATCTATATGCCAAGCATGGAGAACGAGACGATTGGTGAAATCATTGTGGCTATCGATACCTCGGGTTCGATTGGCTCTGCTGAGATTACTGAGTTCGCTACGGAACTGGTTTCAATCTGTGACGTTGTGCAACCTGACAAGGTACGCATACTTTGGTGGGACACCGAAGTGCATGGTGAGCAAGTCTTTGAGGAGAACTACACCGACATCGCCAAACTACTAAAGCCACTGGGCGGCGGTGGAACTAACGTGTCATGCGTCAGTGAGTACGTAAATAAGCAAAACCTGCAAGCCGAATGTGTGTTGGTGTTCACCGATGGGTATCTTGAGAACGATATCAAGTGGAATATCAACAGCCCAACGCTATGGATGATTACCCGTAATCGACACTTCGATGCCCCAACAGGTAAGAAAGTCGTAATCGACCGTGATTGAAGCTGAGTACTTCAAGTATTGCCACTTTATTAACCTAATAGCAAGGAGTGAATATATGGTTGATGCAAGCACAACCGACCGGCACCGTATGGCTAGAGAGATAGCACAGGAACTGTTAGACCAACAAAAAGGGTGGACAGGCAGCGACCCCTACGTGTATGCACTGGAGAAACTAGCGAACGGCACACAGCAACCCAAGTTATGGCGCGATGTGTTGTCATATTTGGATGAATTAACCAAAGGAGAATGAGATGGAAGATGATAGCTTGCAAAGATACCACGAGGCTGATGCCGAGGGCAAAAACGCCATTGTGATTGAGGGGTTGCTGAGTTTGTTTGCTGAGAGGCTTCCCGACTTGGACGTCACAGCGTTACGCGATTTCCTAGCACCCAATGAACTAACACAAGGAGAATGATATGTATGGATTGAAATACTCACGGCTGATGAACATTACAAAGACCGTAGCACCGTACCGTGGCAACGTGAATAGGTTTCCTATCGGACACCGTAGACACAACACCAAATACTTTCTTGTGCGAGAGGAGAACCACGAGAGGGTCTTTGACATCGTTATCGGCACAAATTGGTCTAGCAAAGAATTCACCAAGGAAGAGTACGAGGCGATGGATGAAGTAGATAGGGTACTTGTTCGGACGTATCCAGCTTATGACGGAAGCGGGGTAGTACCTGATAAGTTCACGTACTTTAGGTACTACACGACACCCCACATCATTGGCGTGGTGCGTCCTGACAATACCTTTGAGTTCACTACTAACAAGATGCACCAAGGCGTTCGCATGGTACTGAGCGGGTACTCACAGGGGTGGTTACATAGCGACTCACGCAGGGGTGGGATTGTATATAAAGAGCGGCATGGCTTGTTTCATCCGGTATACAAGGGTATGCGTGTGAACTGTGAATCTATGACGCCAACCGTACCGTATGTAGTGCAGAGCAAATACGTTGACCGCAAGGTGGGCAAGGAACTACTCGCGGGGTATGTGGATATGTTCAAGACGACTGAGGTGATGCTCAAGGCTATGGAGTGGAAGACTTTTGTAGACACTATGAAGGAAGTCGTAGATGAGAACTTTGAAGGGCGTAGGACATCAGCAAGTTGGGACGCAGGAGGTGGGTGTATAAAAAACGATGAGTACCTAGACAAAGCCAAAGAGTTGACAGCCACAGCACCGCTTGATGCGTTCATGATGTTCACCCTAGCGTTTGACGTTGACCGTATGCAATGGAATATACAGAACGACAGCAACCGCAGTTGGAATGATACAGAACTACCGCAGTTGTTCATGGCAGTCAAGCGTAGGTTCAGTAAGGAGATGTACAAGAAGACGCCCGATGTGTTCTATGAAGAGCCACAGGTGATGGGCAAGAAATACCCTGCGAACGAGTGGGGAGTAAGAGTTGAAGTGAATGGTAAAGAAGTAGAGCAATACGCGTAACTTAATAAATTTTTAGGAGAAATAGCATGACAGTAGAAAGATACTTCCTTGATGGGTACAGAGACGAAGCCCTTTACGATGAGTTGAAAGCCTCAGATACGTTCCCACTGGTGCGTGAACTCGAATTTAAGTATGGGCTGAAAGTATTCCGCAAGATAACAACACGCGCACCGCAGCAGTACGACCAAGTTCCTGCGTGGATGATGTGCCACAAGAATGGCTTGGCTGTTGGCGTAGCGTACACCCACAACAAAGGGGGCAAGGACGCAGACCAATTAGAGTACTGTTTCCGCACACCTTACTTCAGCAAAGAGCGTGGTAGGTCTACTGATGATAAGGAGACTATGCGTAGTGCAAAAGTATCAGCACTCATGGCTGCGGTAAAACGCTACCATGTAATCCCTACTGCAGAAGAATTAGTGGATAGAAAACTTAAAAACTTTGATTCCGCTAAGACTATCTTAAACCGAGGGCTAGGTAATACTAACAAGCGCAATGAGTTCACTGCGGAGGAAGTGCAAGTACTTTTAGCTAACTTACTAGGTAGAAACACTGATGGTAATTTCTTAGGAACACTACAAAATAAATGTATAGAAACGCTTGACAAATACGAAGAAGCCGATAGACTGACGCAGTTGAAAGTTGATGAAGCTAACCGCTTGTTCACTAACCCATTCTATGTAGTGGGCGTTGATGAGTTTGATGACTTCATTATTGGTGCGTACAAAGCAACAGACAAAACACAAGAGGACTATGAAGCCGTTATACCGCTTATGCGTTACCGCACTTACCAAGAAGTGCCTGACCTTATCCCTATCATGACTATGATAAAACTAGCGTATGAAAACATGGGTGAATCAATCAAAGGTGGTTGCTTACCGCTTATTGATAAGTACAACGAGTCGCTTGATACGGTGTTCTTTTATGACAGGGGCGTTGACAGATACAACCAAACTTTTATGGTAACCCCATGCCCCATCTGATTGGACATCTAAGCCCAGTCGTTCACCCAAAGAAGTGGGACTTAATACGTGTGCCTTGTCGCAAGATAACTGGCATCTATATAGTGTACGTGGCTGATGGGTTCCATCGTATGTACACCGAAGAAACTTTGCCTGATGAGTTGAAGGCAAAGTTCGCAATGATTCTTGCTTGCGGGAATCAGACTATGTTAGTAGAGCCTGAGAGCAGACTACAGAAGATGACGGTCTACGTTAATACACAATCACCCGAACTTGATGAGATTGGGTGGCGCGTATCGGAAACATATTTCTGCCTAGTCTTGGACAGGCTAACTTTGAGTTCACTGAAGGGTGGGACGCTAAATGAAGATGAAGCAAGCATTCAGCTTTGAGAAAGATTTTGTTGTTAGGGGATGGATAGACGATGAAGAACTTGAAGGAGGTTCACCCCCTAACCCCGCACACTTTTGGCGAACAAGAATGATGTGGGTACGCATTGAAGACATGGACTTTGAACACCTTGAGAACACAGTTAATCTCTTCAGTAAAGAAGGTACGAAGATTGACCCCTCAAGGCAGGATGCGTTCGATAACGTAATGCTTACTTACCTCAGAAAGAAATTAGCAATGGATGAAATGATCGAAAGGACACAACATGACATACTCTAAAGAACAGCTTGACGACATGATTGAAGAAGAAACTCCTACCATATTTGAACGGCTGTGGGATGGCTTTATTGATTTAATGACCTTAGTGGGCATGGTAGCAACCGTCTGCTTTGTTGCAGGATACATCATTGTCAAGCAGCCATCGAGTGTGGTGCAGTGCGAACCCACTAAGACAGTCTTAACCAAGAGCATATTCAAATGAACAACACACCAGCATTTCCACTCCCTAACATGAACACAGGCATGACCCTGCGTGATTACTTTGCAGCCAAGGCTATGCAAGCTATTGTTTCCGTGCCAGAGGTTGATATGAGTCATGAAGAATATGCGGCTTGGGCTTACCGACAAGCAGACGCAATGATGAAAGCGGGGGAAGCATGAACCACTTAAAGAATGTATGGCAATGGCTCACGAACCACTGGGTCATGCCGACCCCTGCCGAACTCATTGCAGAGGAACTGATACAAGCGCAGCGCACCAAGCTACGCCACCAGTCGAGCATGGAGTACCACACCGCCATCGTTGCCTACAACGTGGCACGGATTAAACGCTTGGAAGGATTGACCGCAAAGCAGGAGGTGGTGGAATGAAAGAAGCATTGAAACTTGCGCTTGAGGCGTTGGAAGGTTTATACATATCATCGTTCACGATGCCTAACAGCCCAATTAGCATAGCCATTACCGCCATCAAAGCAGCCTTGGCACAGCAAGAGCCTTGGTGCATGAAGATGAACGGCTGCAAAACCAAGTGTGCAGATTGCCCCGATGAGCCAGCACAAGAGCCCATAACTGTTCTTACAAGTGCGGGATACATCGCAGATGAAGACGATGACATCCAAGTCTACCAACGCCCTTGGGTAGGGCTGACGTTTGCCGAAATATGCGATGCCGAAGTGGTTGCAACGGATGAATTTAATAATTTCTCAGAACTGAAATTCGCCCGAGCCATCGAAGCCAAACTTAAAGAGAAGAACGCATGAGCGTATCTAAGCACCCACTGATACGTAGGTTGCTACACCAGTACCACGATGGACTTACCTCTATTGAGATATCTGAGCGACTCGAACTGAAACCTGACACTGTGCGTAATGCCTTGAAGGATATGCCTGATACATACATTGATAGGTGGACTCCAGTATCCAATGAGCCGCCCCATGCAGTGTGGTGCGCGGTCGTACCGCCCGAAGATTGCCCTAGACCAAAAAAGAAAGTAAAGAAAGGAATGCCATGACGCCCGAGGGAAAAGTTAAAGAGGCTATTAAGAAGATTCTTAAAGCAAACGATGTCTACTTCACCATGCCTATTGGCACAGGTTTTGGGAGCGCAGGTGTACCTGACTTTGTTATCTGCCATAAGGGAGTATTCATTGGTGTGGAGGCTAAGTCAGGCACAAACAAGCCTACCGCGCTACAACTCGAACACATAGACAGGATTCGTAAGCGAGGGGGTCACGCACTCGTGGTTAATGAAGATAACTACGGTGAACTAAACGAACTATTGAGGGGACTTGAATGACTGATGAACAAGACCAAAGTAATTTGCGTGACCTACACGCAGGATTTGCCATGATTGGGTTGATTATGCGAGGTGAGAACCCCATATCAATTCCAACCATGTCTTACGAACTTGCAGACTTAATGCAAGACGCACGAGTTCAGCATGGTGCTGGAATCGTATCAGTGAAACGCCAAACCAAAAAGGAGAAGGCAAATGAGTAAAGAGAGTAACTTAACACGTGTGAAAAAGGCTTTGATTAAATCGCCAAACATCACAGCGGACGTAATCGCCAGTCAAGTTGGTGTGTCTAAGGTGTACGCATATAACCTATTGTCAAACGCACGTAAAAAGTTGGGTATGAATAAGCAACGTGATGGGACATGGAAGTTCAAAATACGTATGCAGGGTAGCCGCCCCGAAAGTTTTGAGACCATATCTGTAACTACTAGCGGACAACCAATCTTAGCTGGCGGCCCGACAGAGGCAGAACTAAACGCTACCGACAACATCAACCCTGCCCACTACAAGGTAGGTGGGATTGAGACTATTGACTTCATTGAAGCCAAGCTGACAGCAGAAGAGTACCGTGGCTACCTACGTGGAAACGTGCTTAAATATACGTCACGCGCCGACCATAAAGGCGACCGCTTAGAGAACCTCAAGAAAGCGCAGTGGTATCTCAACCGCGAGATTGAAAAGTCGGGTAAGTAAAACTTCAAGATAGCGTTCCATTGCCACGTGGGACGCTATCTTGATACC